GGCCTTGAACAGCAGAAGGAGCAAGGAATTTAAGCGAAGGATATTTTGCAATCGCACTGGCAAGCTGTGGTATTTTGGCTCCCAAAGTCTCAGGAATAGCTAGAGAAGGAGCAATCTCCCCTACCGTTTCTGCCGCAGATGCAGGATTAACTCCAAGAGTTGTCGGCACACTGCTCTTAGCGTATTGGGCATTCTTTTCTAATGCTTCCATTGGGCTTCGGATGTTTGCCCACTCAAGCGCTCCTGCAATCGGTTTTAAGACGCCTTGTAGCCCCGCAAGACCAGATAGGATACCTGTACTAGCACCAGAGGTCGGATAGAACCTGTGGCCTGATTCTTCCTTAAACCGTGGGAAGTCATCCATCTTAACCTTTTCGGGCTCCTCGGTCTTGGTTTGAATAGATCTTAAATAAGCATCAGGATCAAACCCTTCCTTTGGTGCGCTTTTGGGTTGGATACTGGCAAGATATGCATCAGGATTAAATTCAGCCATTATTTAACTCCATTAGCTTGAAGGATAGCTTTTGATCTTGGATCGTTCGGATTTGCTTTTGCCCAATCAATCGCTTCAGAATGTATATCAGTCGAACTTGCTTGTGGCTTTGGTGCTTGAAGAGGAGCGTATTGTTTATTAGCCCTGTCTCTAGCCTGGTTCATTGATTTCACAATCGTATCTAAAGTCGTATCAAAAGCTTCCTTAGACATTGATGGATTTAGAGATCCATAAAGATTCATAATCTTTTTACCCTCGGCATCAGATAGTGAACCCATACCTCTCATGTTTTGAATAGCAGAGGAGAACACGCTAGACTTTAGACCTTCCATTTGGTTGATAAAGTCATGCTGATCAGTACCAGGGAGTATTTGTCTTGGATCGTATGCCTTTAATCCATTCATGCGACCAGGATGGGTTCTGATTGTATTGACAGCGTCAAGCGTATTTTGAGCGGTATCGTTCGCAAGAGATCTCTTTGCTTCCAACTCTTTATTTTTAGCATCAAGTGCTTGTTGATCTTTGTTCTCTTGTTCAGTTCTCTTCCACTGATTTTGATCTTTTGCATCTTGAATACGAGACTGAGCAAAAGCGTTAGTTAATGCATGAGTTGCACTAGTTTGTGCAAGAGCAGTCGCCCTATCCATGTGCGATGTACTTGCTGTGAGCAACTGATTTGCCATCTTGTCAGCATCTTCATCTTTGATAAGGCCTGCTTTATAGCGATTAGCAAGAAGTACGGCCTGTTCTTTAAACGGTCCTTCCAAAGTAATAGCCAACGCATCAAAAGGCGTACCCTCAGCACCAGTAGTCGGTAATAACCCAATCTTACGAAAATCTAAAGCGCCTTTGGCTGTTTCAAGCAGTTCTTTAGGATCAAGACTATATAACTGTGCAGATGCCTGCCTGTTAAAGCCTGTTGTTCCGTCAGGATTCTTAAATAAATTATCTCTAGCAACTTGTATTTGATTCTTGCGAGTCTCTTCTGGAATCATTGCCAAATACTTTTGGTCACCAGTTACAGCACCTAAACGCTGTGCGACTTCAGGATTGAAGACATACTTCTCTACGCCTGTACTGTCTTTGGTGGTTGTGTATAAGCTTGGCAACAAAGCCTTAACATCAGCTTCTTTTTGAGCCGTCATTCTGCTTTGCAGTAAACCAAGTCTGGCCTGAGCCATTGGTATTTTATTTTTATCTTGCTCAGCTTGGTACTCGCCCATAGCGCCTGCGGCGTTACCCAAAGACTCACCAAAAGATCCAGATTTGGTTGGGGATAAAAACCCCGCCGCAATCTTAAACCAAGGAGTTCCGCTACCCTTTTGAGCCAACAGTTCATCAAGATCAGCCATCTGCTTATCGTACATAGCCTGCTGTTGTGATCTTGCTCCAATACTTGATAGTGGAGCACTGACATCAGTAGTACTTGAATTGTCTGATAGTGGTGTTTCTGTTGCCATGTTTATTCCTTAAAAATTAAGCGCCTGTATAACAAGAACAACCATTACCTGCGCCACTACCTGCATTCAAATCTGAATTTGAACTATTGAGATATGGTACTTGAGCACCAGTAGTTGGATCTGTGTAAGTATTTGTAGCCAAAGCTCCACCACTTTGTGATCCTGACTCAGTACCACTAATTAAATTACCACTTGAATTATATTGTGGAGCATTTGGATTGGCAGTTCCAGTAACGAGTTGACCACTCTTTGTAAATGTTTGACCAGGAGCAGGTGGTATCCATTGTTGATTTGTTGAATCATAAACATAATTATTTGGAACACCATTTGGTCTATTTGGATTACCACCAAATAAGCTTCCAAGTGAAGAGATACCACACTTGCCAAGAATTCCAGAAGCAAGAGATCCAAGGCCTGCAACCTGTGCAAGAGGCGATGTAGAGTATGCTCCAGGAATGGGAGCAGTCTTGATACAGCTTGTGGCTGTTGGCATGGAGAAGCCTTTGAGAACGCAAGACTCTGATTTCGCAACAGACAATGGGTACAAATTCTGATTTTGCTGAATTGTGTATTGGCATTGACCAAGCGCCGCCAAATTTTTGGCACAGTTGATACCCAAAGTAGACTGGACACTTGCCAAGCAACCCTGGAGTTTGCCTGCATTGATTTGATTGTTAACTTGTTTGTTCGCCGCGCAAAGTGACTGAGCATAACCAGTTTTAAGCGCACAGGCCTGTTGTCCAGTAATACCTAGGTCAGCGTTAGCCAGGACTTGTCCAAGAGCGCCTGCGCCCCTTTGTGAGCCAAATTGACCGCTTCCTACGATACCTGCTGTAGCTTGTGGCGCCAAGTTCTGAGCAATATTGGCTTGGCCTAAGTTACCAATTGCATTGACCACGCATTTGGTGTACGGGTTCATGTAGTTTTGGGCCATTTGGGAGATGCAAGACCCTGCCGCCCCCGCCGCTGTCCCCTGAGCCGCACTTAGCGTAGGCTGATAAGCCCCCGCATTTTGAGACGCCTGGTTAAAGGCCTGCTGTTGAAGAGCTTGAGTCTGAACTGGACCTGCCCCAATAGCACTGGCTGAACCTGTTTTAGCCTGACTGGCGAGGTTATTCAGATAGCACATATAGAACGCAGGAGCGCTCTGGGCTGTCTTTTGGGTAGTTGTAATAGGCGCTAAAGCACCCCCCTGAAGAGCCGTTCCAGTAGTTCCTGAACTAGCTTGACCTAAGCACTGCGGTGCGGGATTAAGAGTTGAGAGTGCCATTATTTACCTTCCATATATGTCAAAGGAGATTTGGCCTTTGGTGGAATTTTAGTTACAGATGCTGATCTTTTGTGCTCACGAATTTTCTCGCGCATCTCATCAAGCTTCTTAGCCCCGTCTTTATTAGATCCACCACCTAAAGCGGTGACTAAAGAGGCAGGGAATACAAACTCACCATCAGCAATCATTGCGTTAATGTGACCACCTTCTGAGTGATTCTCATAGTGTTTGTGTGGAAACTGGTTCATAAAGTGATGCAGTGCCTCAGCACCTGCCTTGCTAGAACCGTCTCCAAGAGCGGCGACAATGTCGGCGTCCATAACGTAGTCCCCGTCCTTTAAAACCGCAGGAATGTCGTCCGATTGGCCTGTACCACTACCTTGCGCATAGTGCCCGGTAACTCCAGTCATAAATTCAGGCTTGTGGGCATGAGCCAATCCACCTTTTGCAAACCCTGTATACCGTTGCTGTACGGGAAATATTCCTCCGCTTGGTTCAGCCGATCCACTAATCAGATTAGGTGTTGTCGTGTCTCCAAGTCCAGAAGGTGTATACAACTGATTAAGCTGACTGGCAGACAATCCTGCTGAGCTAAGAGGTGACAAAAATGTACCAGTAGAACTTGAAGGCGCACCCGTAAACATTGGAGTTAATGACAAAGGAGTGCTTACAGAACTACCGCCGTAATTATTNGTNGTATTTGATGTTGCTGTTGCAGGCGTATAAGGTTGCTGTTGCTGTTGTTGTTTTTGCTGTGGGATGTTTGGCATCTTGGGCAACTTTGGCATACTAGGCAGGCCACTTAAAGGCTTGATTTGAGTACATAAGATGGGACTTGCATTAGCCGCGGTCACCCCAGATGCGCTCAGCGTTCCAGTAGCCGTAGGATCACCCAGTACAGTGCTCTCAGGCAGTGTTAAACCAGAAGCCCCACCCATGCTAGATAATCCTGGCACAGCACCTTGGGGGTTGAGCCCCATACTTGTGTAATTGGGGTTGGTCACTGAATTTAGATTTAGACCAGATCCAGTATCTGCCGACACTGTAGGACTAGCAGATCCTGTATATGGTGTACCGTCCATATTCACTGGTTCACCGTTTGCTGAGAATCCAGTGGCAGATGATGAGTCAGCGACCACAGAAGACCCATCGATGGTTGTAGCACCAGTGGCGGCTGTTGCGGCATCTACCGCAGTTGCGGCAGGTAAAGCCGTGCCACCTGCTGTGATGATGGAACCATCTGCAAGTGTAGTTGCACCCGCGGCCTCGGTCAAAGCCGCATCAGCTACCGCCGCTTCTCCCCCGCCTATCGCCGCATCTGCTAAAGCCGCTACACCCATAATTTACTCCAATACAATTGAATATGTCTTTTCAAAATACTTTGCGCCTAGTCTTTCCAAAATAGGCCCGTAATCAATAGATGGTTTAACATGAAGCAAAATCCTCTGCGGTTTTCTCTTCTTAACCTCTTCTATTGTCCACCTCAAAAAACTTACCCCTGTCAAACCCTTCCTGTAATCAGGATGGATGTACAAAATATCTGAACTGGCTGTCAAACTACTTTTGTAGTGCAAGTGTGGAAAAATCATCCACACGCTGTATCCAACCAATTTTCCGTCATTCCTGGCTGTATGGACCTCAATCAACCCTAGGTCATTCAACTGCCCATACCGCTCTACATTTGGATCAAACTTGATAACATCCGTTCTCTCTGCGATCTCTTCGTAATGCTTCTTAAACAGATCTTGTGCTTCTTCAAAAAAGGGACGTCCCTCCTCTTTTTGAAATGTAATCACTGAATTCTTCCTTCCAATTGATATTGTGGATTGCTTGACTTTTGCATATCAACACCATTTGCATGAAGGGCAGTCATGATGTCATGCTGTGGACCTAAATTCATATAAATCATTTGAACTTTGTTTGTCTTGAGCATGGTAACAAAATAGTTAATAGCCTGTATTAACGTCAATGGACTATCATTACTCACGAAAAATGCTTTTGCAACATCACGGCTTAACATTTGAATGTACATAAGCGTGTTGTTGTGTTGCATGAGCTTAGAAGCAGGCTCTTGAAGAGCTTTTTGCATGGTTTGCATAGCAATACCAGGATCAATTCCGTGCTTTTGTGCTGATTTTGCAATAATTTGTGATGGTTTCATATTAATACACGCTCTGTTGGTTCTGTGAAATGTTCATGATGCCAACCAAATGTTTAGCCCATTCTCGCCAATCGTCATATCCTCTTGGATCAGGTACACCGCTTTGAACAAAATATCCAATACCCTGCATACCCTTAGCCCAGTCTTGCCACTTATCCTCTGGCACCGTTCCCAACTGGTTAGACGCAAACTGTTGAGCCATTTGAGCACACCAGTAGTCCCAAGTCATACCGCGAGGATCGTAGGTTGTTGACATTACGGTGATCCCGTTCCACGCTCATCGCCCATATCAACGCTCATAATGCAATTACCCAACTGATAATCGCCACCAAAAGTGTTGCTACCTATCCTGAGCCTCATCTCACGCCTTTGCTCTTTCATGTCCACTTTAAGCGTTGAAGGGGTGAAATAGTAAGGGGTTGAAGGATTGTCAACATCATCCGCATAACCCTTACCCGTCACAATGAGTGACATTTGACCCGATTGTACAAAGTCTGGTTCAAACCGCTCCAGTCTAATCCACTTGTTGTCGTTGATCAGTTGCTGTTGGCCTAATCCACCACCCACCCATCCAAGGGAGTTGGTTTCAAAGTATGAGTTAATAGCGTCCACTTGCGTTAAATAAACCTGATCTTTACCCGTCTCGTGTTGCCAGAGCAAGTAAAACTGATTCATGGTCACAGTAATTGTGAGCCCAGTACCCGTAGAAGGAGATCGAGCCGTTGTGGACAAAGTACCTGATAAAACGCTTGCGTATGAGCCACCGCTTTGAATACTAAGCCCAGTTACCGCACTACCTGAGATGGTCGTCACGCTAAATATTGCAGGGTTACCAGAACCACCGTTTAGGACAACCACATCACCAACAGCGTAGTTACTGCCACCACTAACCACTGAATATGCCGTTACTTGGTATCCAGAAGGTGTATTGCCTGCAAAGATAGGGTAAGGGAAAACCTCAGAGAACACGCCTGCGGATCTTTGAGCCCCCATAGCCTGACCTGCGTCATACCAGGTATGCTCTCTTACGTTATAAATGATTGCGTCTGTACACTCAGTTGCTGTACCTTTTGGATAGAACCACCAGATCTCACCCCAACGGGTAATCTTGGTTGCCCAAACCTTTTGCCTTTGAGCAAAGTTGACGTTATCAAAGAAGTAATTCAAGTTAACTGAGTTGGCAATCTCTTGGACTACACCGTTGTAGGCAAAGAACCGATCCACACCTACCCAGTAATAAATACCGTCATACTCAACCACAGAGTTGGAGGACATGATGGTGGTTGCTGTGGAGATAATATCGTAGCGCCAGTACAGCGTAGAAGTGCCCACAGTCTGCGGAGAATACGTTACCCTGGTCAACTGATCCAAAGACCAGAAAAGCCCCGCAGGAGACGTTGTACCGCCCCGTAGAGGCATTCCCTTGACAACTTTGGTTCCTGATACGTTGTTGGCGTTGGAGTCGCTCGATACCCAGTTGGTAAAGTCCCCCGCCGCACAGTTTTGAATCAGGCCGTTATTACCGTAAACAAACAGATAAGGATAGAGCATACAAGCCCCACCGCTCACAGATATGTTGTTGCTAAAGGTAAAAGTAACAGCCGATGAGCCTGTAATTGCATTGTTTACCGTTACCGTTGTGGTTCCAGAGGCCACAGTCACAGCAGTCACCACAGTACTCGACGCTACTCCAGTACCAGTCACAGATTGATTAACACCAATCTTGTAGTTACTCGAAGATATAACAATCGTATAAGCGTTAGGTGTTCCAGGCGTACCAGTAGCCGTAAAAACACCAACCTGGCTAAGCGCTGAATAAGGAAAAGTACCCGCTAAAACAGGCGTATTGACCGTGCTGTCAATGTTGGATAAGTTTTGACCAGGGTGAGCTATCAGGTTTAAAACACCCGTACCGTTGGGATCGTAACCTAGGTCAAACTGCCATAAATTGTTGGAGTTGGAGGTAAAGTTGTTGAGCGTGATTGCTGTGGGTCCAAATCCAACACCACCCGTATTACCTGTTTGCCANCCGTTAAGGGATGAGCTATCTCCTGAATAAACGTAGTTAATACCGTTTTGAGACTGCATTACCATCCCACGAGAGATGTTGGGTGCGTTTAAAAATATTGCGTTGTAGCCACCCATTTTTCTTGGGCGACCACGTTGAAATCTGACCCATTGACCATCTACATAAGAAGGTGAGGCGAACTGCGTCCCGTCTCGCTGTATACCAGGAGAAACGCTGAGGAGCGCAACCTTTAAGGTCAAAATGCACCCCCGACCAATCCCGCAGTAAGTTGCCAACCCGATGAATTAGCAACTCCAATACTTGTACCACCAGAGGTAAATCCAATCTGGTTACTAGAGGCCAAATACAGACCTGTAGTCGTATTACCAAGGAAGTTAATGGATGGGGCGCTTGCACTACCTACAGCAAACGTAATCGAACTGGCTGTCGTAAAGGCCAAGCTATTGGCGTTGTAGACGTTTTTACCATCAGAGATCAACATCACAGTAGTATTTGGGCTAACTACCGCTGTAGCCCCGCCTGATACGCCTGTGGATATGGTTAATGTATAAGACCCAGTCGTGTTGTTACTAATCGCATAAAGCTGAACCGTTGCAGGCACATAAACAGTCGTATTACCGTTTAAAACACCCGTATAGTTCTGAATCGTATTAGACGCCTGAGCAGAAGACAGGGTATATGTATAAGGTGTGGATAACCCTGATAACGATAGAGCAAGCTGTGTATAAGCAAAGCTGTTAGATCTACCGTATGCAAAAGTATTAAATCCTGTGGATCCATTAGAAACAATAACCAAAGACTCGGTCAACTGTAACTGTTGATTAGAGTTACTGTCAATCGTGTCTGATCCAACTGGGGATATGGTGACAATACCTGTGCCGTTGTTCTTGATAACAGCAAACCAGTTATTTCCGACCGTTGAAGCGCTTGGTAGGGTAATTGTTCCAACACCTGCTGACCAGACGTAAAAGCTTGCCCTGCTGTTGGCGTTTAGCGTAGATCCGCTGTAAAGATTGGTGACGGGATAGGCTGTGTTTAAAGTGCTTCCAATAGCCGTTAAACCGTACCCTGCAAGCGTTGAAGCACTGGCTGAGGACGTACCCACACCCATCGCAATATTGCCCCATGTACCCGCATTTGTGGTGTTGTTGGTGACGTAGATGTAATAAGTGTTAACCGTTGCAGTAGTCGGCGCAACAGGAATACTGATAATCGTATTACCTGAGTAATCGGTTACCGTAAAAGAAAACTGTCCAGAAGTACCGACGTTACGGATAATAACTGCCTGACCCACAGATACCTGAATAGCAGGTGGCATGGCAATGATCTGGCCTGTAGTCGTCGCCGTAATCTCCATGATGTTGGCGGCTACGTTTGTAGAACTGGTGCCATTAATAGGCCAGTTTAGGTAGGTGATAGCACCTGGCGAACCACTGACGGTTAACGACTCATATCCTACCTGTGAAGGGGAAATCGTCTGACCAGTAAATGGATTTGTGTATGCGGTCATGGTTAGCTGTCCTTAGCAATGGCTTGACGATCTCCCATACGCAAATCGTCTTCGGTTTTAAGTGATTGAAGGGCTTTGTTAAACATTTCCTGCCAAACAGGTACCCTGGTATCGTTCTTTAAGAATGGCATCATCTGTAGCAAAGTACCAAACAACATTGCATTTGGAGCGTTTTGAGTGAGCCAGTTAGTCTGATTAGTGCTTGACAAAGGCAAAATACGCTCATAAAAGAGCACTTCAAACTGATAAGCCTGGTCAGGCGTTGGAGCTAAGTACCAGTGGTCGTAATCGTAGTCAGCGTAGTAAACGGGAGCGGCTGTATTCGTGTTATTAGGCCAGTAAGCTGTTAAATATTCGTACTTACGCAGATAAATCGGTTGTTTGCTACCACTTGAATCTGTGTACTTCATAGACACAGTCTTTCTCCAACGTGCAGGCTTTGGAATGACTGGATTACTTGGAGTTAATGTACTTTGCGCTACATTAAGTTGACCTAACGTCTTGATTTCCTGAGCAATTTCAAATTCGCACAAAGAAATAGCTACGGGAACTTGATTAACGACAGCGGTATCACTCCTCTCCAAGTACTGATAAACAGCACTGACGAGGTTGTCATACGTCATTACCCAACTTGCAGTTGAGGTTATGGATGAAATGGTCATTAGTCCCCCTAATATACGCTTATTTTAGATAGTATCGGGGGAAAAGTCACCCCAGTACTTGCTCGGTTTGGCGCATCACCGCTATTCTTTGCTCAGCACCGAACAATCCACCATTAATTACTTTAGTGAGTCCGTTGTAGTCCTTAGCATCTGCCAGTCGGTTACACCCGTGAGTTGACCAGAACCACCCACCGATAGGCGCCGCCCACTTAGGCGTCCTTGCCAGATCTGGATTAGCCACCAAATCAATACCCAAGGCTTGACC